TGCCCACCACCTGTAGCACGACAAGATTTTTGAGAAAATGGGACAACGAAAATGAGAAAAATCTAAGAAATATTTCTATAAAATCGCAGGAAACCGAAGGCGGAAAGAGAGGGTTCTTTCACCTTCGGTTTTCAGCTTTTAGAGAATCATGACCCGGATATGGTCTTCATCCAGCCGCTCCATAACACGGAACTTTGTCCGCTCTTTACTGGCGGTGGCAATACCGCCTTCGCCGACGGCAGCCCAGCCGTTAGGGCGGCAAGTTCCATCATCCAAAGCCACCAGCTTGCCCAAGAGACCAACGGCGGCCCACTCCGGGCGTTCTGTCCGGGGGATATAGGTCTGGGCAGGGTCGTAATCCGGGTTCAGCTTCTGGACCCATTCCCGGTGGGCAGGCTGGATTTCAACGGTCTCCATTCCACCATTTTCGTCGGGAACCTCCATAGTCTCAGCGGGGAAATCCTTCCACTCATAGACAGGGCGGCCATATACGTCCAAAACGAACATCCCTGCCCATTGGTCGTCATAGACATCTCCAACCACAGAGGGGTTGCCAGAGACGATACCTAAAATATAGTTGTCACTGGAAGCAGCCAAACGGATATATTTCCCGTCAAGCGTAACGAACCGCCCTGCGCGGTCTTCTTTATCCGAGTTGCCGTCCAGCCACTCAAAAAGTTCGGCGTAGTCTGCACCGGACGAATTGTGACTGCCAGAAGCATAAACGCCCGTATGTGTGACGCGGAAGCAATTTGCCCGTGCTCCATTTACGCCTTTTCCAATAATCAGTTTGTCCGTTTCTTTGGTACTTTCAATGTTAAACATTCCAATAGTAGTTTGCGCCTTTGCAGCAGCTATTGTGCCTATCCCACCAGCATGGGAACTGTCCCCCCGCGCCTCAGTGCCACTTCCTTCTGCATGAGCATATTGCCCACTTGCTTTAGTGTCACCTCCTTCCGAGTGTGTATATAGCCCACTTGCCTCAGAGTGACTCCCTTCAGCGTGGGCACCGTTTTCACTCGCTTTTGTGGCGCATCCTTCCGCATGGGCACCAAAGCCACCACTTGCCGCCGATCCAAATCCCTCTGCGTGAGCGCTATCTTTATCTGCGATGGTTCTAAACCCTTCCGCATGAGCACGTTGTCCACTTGCGGTTGTTTCGCACCCCTCTGCGTGAGCATATGGCCCACTTGCTTCAGTGTTACTTCCTTCTGCATGAGCATATGAACTACTAGCAATTGTCTTGCCGCCTTCAGCATGGGCTACTAGTCCAGATGCAACCGTTTTATACCCTTCAGCGTGAGCCCATCCAGCTGTGGCGGATGTTCGGTCCCCTTCAGCATGAGAATATTCACCACTTGCAATATTCCCCTGGGCTGGCTCTTCATTCGAGTCATACTCCCGTTCTCGGTAGTCATTAAAAATCTCCGCCCCCTTACCCGCAATTGCGCTTGTACTAGAGGTGGGACGAACCGTCTTCCCTGCCAAAGACCGGCCTACGCCGGACTCGGGAAGCGGCTGTGCTTCTGGCTTGCCGTTTTTGTCAAACCCCACAAACTGCCCTGGCTCTCCCGTCAGGCTGTTCTGCATCCCCTCAATCATCTGGCTAATCTTCAAAGAGGACCACAAGGACCCAAGAGACTGCGCGTTATCGTCAATATCGTCCACCGTCAGATACAGCGGATTTCCAGACGCGGTAAAGGTAACATCCGGCGTATTTTCCAACCGTACAATCATCTTCAGCCGCTCTATCACCTTGATATTTTCCGAGGCGGCGGGAATGTATTCCCCGTCTTGACCGGCGTTGTCATAAAGGTACAGCAGTTCTTCCCCGGAATCCGGGTCCACGGCGAAGATTCCAAGTTCCCGGAAGTAGAAGCCATCTTCCAGATCATCATTCCGCATGGTGGTCAGAATCTCCGCCGCCGAGTTGGAGGCGGCAATGTGAACGTAGTCGATCAGGAAGGAGGCCCGTTCGCTTTTCAGTCCGGAACGGTTCACCATGGAATCTCCGCCCGCAAGCAGCCCATCGCCAACAGCCACGCGGGAGAGGTGGAGCCGCTTGCCCTGCTGGGCCTTGGCATATAGAATCATGCCGCTGGTGGTCAGCATCAAATTTCTGAAAGCCATATTATCCCTGCCTTATTGTAATTTGTTTTCCAATGATGTAAACACTGCCTGCATAGAGGCGCGAGTAATAACGCTGTTCCTTCCGCAGAGAAAGAAGCGTCCGTGCCGGTTTGATCTTGTTCAGCTCCTGAAGCAGAAGCTCCCGGTCGTCAATGACGATATTACCGCCGACGAAATAGACGGACGCTTCCGCCCAATGCCCTGGAATGGGGGACGGCTCAATCTCCACGTTTTCGTAGCCGAACGCCTTCGCCAGATAGCGGATACCCTCGTTGATTCCGGCCATCTCCGCGATCACGCCCTTCATGGACAGGCGGGTGCGGTAGTTCTCCAACGTTTCGCCAGCCAACCGGGCCATATCCCGGTCCTGTCCGTGAACCGGCAGCATCGCGTCGCTGCAAGTGAGTACCGAGCTTTCCTCCCGGAGCCGGAACAGGTCCAGCTTACACTGATCAAACAACTTACCGGCTACCTTGAAGAAGATATAAAACTGGTTGACGGTCTTTTTCGCCTTTTTCAGAGGGGCGCAGAGGAGGAAGAACATATACTCGCCGAATTTCTCAAACATGGTGTCTATACCCCCTGGACCGTTACCGTGATTTCACCCGGCAGAATGACTTTCCCCTTATCCAGAAACAGGTCTGCTTCCGGTTCGGTTACGGTAACATTGCGGATGCTGGGAAGCTCGCTTTTGACCTTGTAAATGATGTCCGCGTGGGTCAGCTCGTGGAGTTCCCTGCGCTGCCGGATTTTTAAGAGGTCCATAACAGCGGCCTCGACAGAAGCTGCCAGTTCCTCTTGGTTCAGGGCGGCAGGAATCGTGACCGTCAAAGAAATAGGCTGAACGACGGGCTCTGCACTTTTAACCAAAACGTCGTCGTCCGGGGCCTTGATGGTCTCGCATACCGCACGAACCTCATTCAGCAGCGATTCGGAGGCGGGACCTGCCTCTGAGGTAACTACCACGTCGATAGTGCCCTGTCCCCGAGGATGCTGATCGTCCACAGTCACATACAAAACCCCGTTGACTTCCTCGCACACGTTGACATAAGTATCATGAATCGCCCGCTGGGCCAGCTCCGACCAGGAACGCAGCCCCCTGGCCCGAAAGCTCTCGTCCGTCTCCGTGTCGCTGCCCTCTCTGGTAATCCAGTGGTCTCCATTGGTAATGGTCTCTACGCCGTCCAAAAAGAGCAGGCTTTTGGTAATCTGTCCCGCGGGAACATTGTAACGGGAGCCTTCCAGTTCCGCCTCTACCGGAACATCCGTGGAGAGTACGCCCCGTTGGAGCACCGTATCTTCCCTGGCAAAAAAGCGGAGCTCCTGACCATTGACATCCTTCGCCGTTTTGAATACGTGTCCCTTAGCGACGCGGACGGCTTCGCCCTTTGCGTCAGATCGGGAGATGGTGACATATCCTTGCGTCTTCTGGGCCTGTTTTCGCTTCTTCGAGAAATCCACCGCCTTGATGTCCAGCCACACACCCTTCGCGTGAGAGAGGAACATACTGTTCAGCACCAGCCGCAGAAGCTCTACAAACTCAATCCTTACCCGCAGGACGATCATGAGCATCGTGTGGAAAATGCCGCCGGAGTGAAAGTTTGAGATCACAAAGCCTTCGTTCTTCAGGTCTTCAATCATACTGTCCCGCAGCTCGTCCAGGTCCGGAACCGGCAGAACGGCATCTAAAATTTTAGGGTCAATCATGCTGTTATCACCTCCACGCTGACCGGCCCGATGATGACATTCAGGCTCTGTCCGGTATCTTCCTCTGAAAAACGGAATTCGCAGCAAAGCCGGAAGGTGTCTTCACGGTAATCAACCTGTACATGGACGCTTCCAGGGAGCAGAACCTCCCGCTTTTCCAGCTTGCGCTTGACCCGCTGGGCAATTTCCAGGCGGACCAGCTCGCTGTCCTCCGATTGCAGAAAATCATAAAGTCCCCAGCCAAACTCCTCATCGTAGAATAAATCGCCGGGCTGTGTCAGAGCTTCCAGCGCAATATTTTGATAGAGGCAGTCCAGAGCGGAACACAGCGGCGCGTCTCCGTCCGCCGCCTGGGTAAGCTGCCAGCTGGTATCCAAGCAAATATCGGTATCATGCAAACCAGTCACAGCTTCACCTCCCCGATCAACGCCGGAACAAGTTCCCCGTATAGAAATGCGGCGGCAACAATGGACCCCTCTTGGAATTGTTTTCTGGATTTAATTTCCGGAAGCGGTGGAAACGCCTCGTCCGGATTCCCAAAGCGGTCCAGGACGGTAATTTTATATTGATACCAGTAAGCCTCCGCGTGTCCCTGGCAGCTTTTCCCTTCGCCGTCATCGTAAAAAATGAGGCCGCCGATTTCGTAGGCGTCGAGTTTTTTCACAGAGTCGACCCTTGCCAAGACGGCGGCAGGGAGCCTCAAATACGGATAATCTACGGCAACCGTTTTCTTTATGACCGCCTTGATCATTTCCGCCAGCATGGGCGAACCTCCTTTCAGGGGCTAAAAATAAATATAGGTTCGGATGAAGCCGGAGTCGTTGGTGGTGGAGACTACCTTTAAGACTTCCTGCTCACCGCTGATCTTGGGATGGATGATGTTGATTTTGTGGGAATGCCTCACGAACGGCACAGAGACCGTTTCCAGTTCCCATACGCCGCCCCTGCGGCTCAGGCGGATGATGTTGACTCCATATTCAAATGTATAGACCTTGCTCTGCTGCGGCTTTTCGCCCCAGTAGAATGTGCCTTCTGAGAAAAAGAATGGGAGCTTGAGTCCCCAGGCGGCGTTAACGGTCTGAATCGCCTGAATGACATTCTGCTTCCGGATAGGCAGCATTTTGCGGACCGGGAAGCTGGCGGCAGAGAGTTTCTTTTTGGTAACGCCCGCTTGCGAGAGGAAGAAGGACAACATTTCCTGCGGCGTGGTGTTGAGGAAGGTTCCGTCTACCACGGTTTCCTCCAAGAGCAGCGATTCATCCTTCAGATCAACCTCATTTACATAGGTTCCGCCGTCGTATTCTTTACTTACATAGCCGGAGAATACTTGCTCCATGGTCCCGTTATAGCCCATCGAAATCATCGCCGGGTCCTTACGGGAGAGCTTTATTTTTGGGCGGTACTCTCCGGTAAACCGGATTTTTGCCCAATCAAAATAGGACTGCTTCGCGGAATAAATTTCAACCTCTATCCCCTGCTCAAAGCGATACGCTCCGGCTTGTGCTGCGATCTGCGGGTAATAGAGTTCCTCGCTTTCCATAGACGTTCCCCTTTCTTAATAAGGCAGCTTGGCGATATTTTTGAGCGCGTTCTCCGCCTTGGCGTTGTCCACTGCGGGAGATTTTTTTCGCTTGGTCTCCATCCGTTTCCGCTTTTTGAGGCTGGAAGCAGGGGCCGTTCCCCGATCTGAATTCAGATATTCCTGATAATCGCCGCCAAGGCCGGTAGACCCAGCGGAAGAATGCCCACCGCTGGGAAAGGTGCTTTGGCCTCCGCTGACGCTCTGCGTACCGCCGGAGTTTTTTACCGCGACGATGGTCTGGGGGATATACTCCCACAGTTCCAGGTTTGCAATCAGCTGCGATTTTTTGTTTTCGCCCTTGTGTGTGAGCCTTTTGAAAATGACCTTCTCAATTCCATGCGCCGCCGTATCCTCGCTGACAATCGAGATCGGCTGAGGAACCGTTTGTCCGGATTTTCGGAAAATCTCGCGCAAAGCGGCATATCGTTCATATTTGGTGCTGGTTTCCGTATCGTCAATGATCAATTCAATATTGATCTTGGCGTCTTCGTAGCCGGTGGCCTGTTTGGGCTTGGCCGCGCTGCCTTCGACTTCCTGCTCGTCCACTCTTGCTGTTTCCGTAACCTCAATACTTCTTATAAGGCCGGGGAGGAATACTCCGTTCAGTTTGATACGTTCGTCTTCCATGAAAATCATAGCGGTCCTCCCATTCCCTATGCCAGATTCGGCACAGCATCCGGGTCGCTGTCGCCGTTGCTGTTGCTGTAATCCTCCACTTCTTTCAACAGCGAGAGCAGCGTCTGCAAGTCCTTGATCTTCTTCAGGTCAGCCTGCACAATAAACTTTTGAATGACAACTTGTCCTTCGCCGTTCCGGGAACTGCCGTCCCCGTTTGTACCGGCATTTTCTTCTCCGGGACTGCCGCCCAATTCAACTTTTGCAGCCGGTTCCCATCCTAAAGCGGCCTTTGCCCTTTGAAGTCCCTGCTCCATTGCGTTGGAAGGCGCGTCCTGGGCCAAAGATAACCCGTGGGCGTAGGTGGTCATGGTACGCTGTCCGGAGAGGGTGAGCGTGGAGAGCGGGCCTTCCTTCGCGTCGGAGAACGGCAGGAGGTTCCGTATTTTTTGCAGGCCGCCCCGCACGGCGTCCACCGCGCCGGAAAAGGCGGACCGGATGCCGCTGGCGAAGGTGGAGACAATCTTTTTGCCGGACTGGAAGAACCAAGCGACTGCATTTGTAATGGTATTTCGGATTTCACCCAGTCCGGAGAGGAAAGCGGCGCGCGCTTCTGTGAACTTTTGGCCGACGCCTTGAACGATGCCGGTCATGGCGGATGCAAATTTCCCCTTGATTTCCGTGAGCTTGCCTCCGGTAAGGATGTCGAGGACTGTATATCCCAGGCTGAAAACGCCTTTTACGCCCTCCATCGCCGCCGCTGCCGCACCTTGAATGCCGCCTCTGTGCGCCTCGAAAGCCGCCTGCATATTGCCCAGATTTTCAGAAACCCGCGCCGCGCTCAAAACATGTTCAACGACACTGGAAATAGGGGATAATTTCTCAAAAAACTTGTCCCGAATTCCAGAGAGGCTGCCGCCGGTGAGCGTGTCAATCGCGTTGTATCCAGCGGCGAGGACGCCCTTCGCGCCCTCCATCATCACCGCGAATGTACCGCGGACGCCGCCGCCGTGTTCCTCGTATGTGCGCTTTATGCCGCTTAACTTTTCCTGTACGGCGGTCTTTGCGGCGTCCAGGCCGCGCCCGATCAGACCGCTGATCGCTCCCAGTATATTTTTTGCAATGTTCAAAAACGCCCTTGCTTTTTCTCCGATGAAATCCAGCATTGCATGGACGCCGCTGCGGAACCACTCGCATTTGTTGTAAAGCAGCGTCAAGGCCGCGATCAGGGCTGCAATACCGACTACCACCCATGTAACCGGATTTGCCAGCAGAGCGGCGGTGAAACTCCATACGGAAGCAATGAGCGGCATAAGCGCACCCTTTGCCAGAACAAACGCGGCCTTGAGTATCTTAAACCCAGCAATGGTTTTCGTAATAATCAGACCAACTCCGGATACCACCGCAATTACCGTGCCTGCCACGGTGAGAAAACCGCCAACCGCCAGCACAATCAGGAGAATGGTTTTCACCAGCTGCTGGTTCTTCTCTATCCATCCTGCGGCCTTTGTAAGAACCTGTTCCCCCTTGCTCAAAAGGTCATTGAGGATAGGCAGCAGCAGATTTCCTATGGATTCCGTAACGTTATGTATCCGCTGCTGCAATCGTTCAAATCGTTCCGGTTCCGTCTCCTGGATAGCGGAGGCCATTTTTCGCGCTACATCCGTACCCTGCCCCATCGCACCGTAAAGATTCAGAATATTATCCTGCAAATCGCCGGTCTTGGAGTAGAGCAAATCAATGAGCGCGACGGCTTCTGCGTCGCCGAATGCTTTTTGCAGCTCCATCTTTTCCGCGGCGTCCATGGTGTCGCCGAACTTGCTCCGGAGCTGTTCCAGAATCTCCGGCATAGACAGGAGTTGGTTGTTGGCGTCCAGGAAGGAAAGGCCCAGAGCTTCGCCGCCCTTTGCGGCGGAACGGAGGAAGGCTTTGTATTTCGTCCCGGCCTCCGCCCCGCCCATGGTGGCTTGCAGCATACCGAGAATGGCAAGCTGTTCCTCCAAGGGGACGTTAGCGGTGGTGGCGGACGCGCCCAGGCTCTGGATACCCTGGGCCATGCCGGAACCGGAGGTTTTGAACGCCCGGACGCTTTCCGCTATCCCGGCGGAGAACAGTTCCCCGAACTGGATATCGGTAAGCCCATCATAATAATTCTTGTAGATGCCATAGCCGGCGGCAAAAAGGGAGGTCATTTCCGCCGCAGTGGCTTTTGTGGCCTTGGCAGTAAGCGCAGCGAGGCTGGTGAATTCCGCTACGCCTTCATCGGAAAGGGAGGAAATGCCGCTCTTGATATCATAGGCCGCGCCGATGAAGTCCGCCTTTGTGGTTCCGCTCCATTGGTCGGAGAATTGACGGGCAGCGCCTTCCAGCGCACCCAGGTCCTCCACGCCCAGGGACGCAAGTTCGCCCAACGCCCTGCGGGTTTCAAAGGTGGCCTGTACCGGAGCGAGCAACGCGCCGGTGATCTGGGAACCCATCTCCTGCATGGCGACGCCTGTTTTCATCAAGCCGCCGAAGGTTTGACTCAGCGCGTCCAGCTTCGCCACGTCCGCCCCTACGCGGGAGGCGATGCCCGCCAGCGGCCCGGAAAGATGGTCCACCATATTCATGATCAGGGACAGCTTGAAAATGGATTCCAGGCTCACGGGCCGCTCACCTCCGGTTATGTGGAAAACACTTCGCTGATTGCCCTTGCCAGGACCCCCTTTTCCAGTTCCTGCACAACGCGGGCTTTGGCAAGGTAATCCAGGAATTCGTCAATACTGCATATGTTTTCCGGGTCAAATTTCTCCAAGAGAGGCGGAGGGAGAAAACGGTAGATTTCCAGAAGCCCCGCTTCAATCCCGTTTTCCCATATCCCCGCGACCCGCTCCCTCAGAGCCGTTTCAAATTTACTACGTTCGTCAGGCCCAGGATATCCGTGAGCTTGGAGCCAATGGCAATGGCGACGCCGGGATATACCTCCGCGTCATCTGCCAGCCGCTCCATGTCTTCCTCCACCACGGCGTCCAGCATGAAGTTTTTGCTTGCCTTGGATGCGCCGATCTGCGCCAGGGTCTTCACATACCGGTCATAGCTGGCGATACTGGGCCGCTTAAAGCGGTAGATCAATTCCACTTCCGTTTCATCGTCCTCCGCTACCGTCATGCCGATACGGTAGACCTTGCCGTATTTCTCCTTCAGCTCCGCGTCGCTGGCGGTTCCGCCGCACCGGACATTGTTTTTCAGTTCCTCCATACAAAAATCCTCCTATGCAATCAGGCCGGTTCCAGGCCGTCGGTAACGATGCCGCCGACGATCATCATGTCAATATCCACCGACAGGCTCTTGTCGCCCTGGGTGGCCTTGTGGCTGCGTTTGGTGAACTTGACCTTCTTCAGCTCGTCGATGTGTGTGCGTTCCCCCTCGTTGGCGTAGGAAACCACAATTGAGGGAACGGTCAGCTTATAAAAGGGGATGCCCTGCGCTTTGCACCATGCCAGGAATTCGTCATAGTCGTCCCGGAGCATGGTGAGCTTGCCGGAAGACTTATAGTTACCGGTGCCGTAGCCGCGGGGCCGGTGTCCATACCCATACGATTCCTCCATATCCAGCTCATCGTCATAGCTCACTTCCTGCACCACCAGAGCGAGGCCAGGGAGTTTTACATCCACATCGCCCCAGTCGTAGGCTTTGCCATTTACTTTGATGCTCATAGCGGCGCCGCCTCCTTTCCTTATGCGTTGGCCGGGGCGCGGCCCA